GATGTTTCCTGCTCTGAAACGCCATAGAACTGGTGGTGATGATCAAGCCTTTGATGTGTTACCTGCTAGTGAGCAGCTGTCTTTCTTCAAGGCCCACCCTACAGCCCATTTAGGAACCGATTATGTACCTGAGATGGATAATTTTCGTGCTGGTAAGGTTTATGTTACTATACCACAAACTACCTCTACTGATCCCTTAGCTCAGCTATATATCGATCCAAAAATTTCTTTCTCTGGTTTTAGAGCTTTAACTACTAGTGCCAGTGCACCTCCTGCGCCAACAACAAGTGTTTTATTTGAGTTTAGGATGCAAGATATTGGTGTTAATACTAGTGTTGTATCTAAGAATAGAGATTTGGCTGAGTCTAAGGCCCCTGATGATCCTGTTTTAGGAGTTTTTGGGTATGGTTATTTAACTAACTATTACACAGAGGCTTTAACTTGGGATAAGGTGGTTGATTTAGATTATTTAGGTGATGAACAGTATTACTCCAATCATGGAGTTGATCCAGCATTGGGTCAGTGGGTTACTAGTTCTCAATCCCTCTCAGGCTCTTCGCCAACTAGTCATCGTGTTAGCATTCATGCAGGTCAGAATGGTATAACTCGTACGTCAGCCACCTATAGGTACACTACCTTTCAGGTGAGTCATCTTCCTACAACTCGCACAGCGTACGAAGTTACTATATTTGCTACTGGTATTGCTTCATATGATGGCCAGCCATGGGAGGTTGCTGAAATTGGAACTACTGATGGTGTTCATAATCCTCCATTCGTGATTGCGGCCTTGTCTCCTGATCTTTATGCTTATGGAGATACAGCCTTGTCAGGTGACCATGGTTATGGCAATATGTTTTGTGCTTCACGTGGTGAGGATAGTGGTGATTCAGTGTCATTTGATCGTTGGACTTCAATAGTTACTGTAGCTGAGAGCCCATGTAAGTGGGCATATCGTGCTATTATTACTAATGTTGATTCCTATTCATCTGAAGTTAATTCTACAGATTTTTGGTTTTCATTGAAGTATCCCCAAACAACTGATGCTGATCCCACAAGCCGCACTGTGTTTAATATGGTTATAAGACAATTGCCATATTTTGATCCAAACATTATACCATTGCCATTTGCAAATAAGAAGGTACCTGCACCTATATCTGATCCCACTATTGCAATGTTACAGCAGCAAATTAAAGCTCTCTCTGATAAAGTCAGTTTGATGAGTGCTAAGGCATTCTCTTCTGATGTTGTCTCTGGGCAGAAGGAAGAGGCTGCTGTAGTGGTGTCTAGCACAATGCTGCAACTGCCAGGCCCTGAAGCTGTGGGAATTATTGCTCCCACTCTTGCTCATGTGTCTGGGCTTAGTGTTGAGGGTGCTGGTATTGTAACTCCACCTACATCCAGAGCAGATAGTTTTGAGATGGTGGAAAACCATGTCAAGCCAGTTTGACTTTTTCGACTTGGTAAGGCTTACGTTTCTACCCCACTCTGTCTCCTGTGTAGTGGTCCCTGTACATATAACCATTTGCCGTTTGCTAAATTTGTTTAATTTGCGTTTATTTCATGATTTGTGTAATTTATATGTGTTGTTTTTGTTAACATTTTATTTTTCAATGCGTGTACTCCCAAAAGCAGCAAGCGAGGGTGTGGGAACACCTGGCGCTTTTGGTGAATTGCTTGGGCGTATAATCCCCATGCGACACCATTCTCCTGCCATCTAACAAATGGAGCGGAGCTGCCTCCGGAGAACCCCGAAAGGCGTTAAAGCATTGCACTTATCATGTTCTCTCTTCCCTTATGATCGAAGGTCGCCTATATGGTTTCCCTTACGTGTAATGGTTTCTCGAGTTAGTAGAATGAAATTTTTG